CTGTGCTGTGAAGCATAATGATACACTATATGTCTTTGATGAGATCATGCTGACAGGTGGTGCTACCACTTGGGATTTTGCAGAGGAAGTTGTCAGAAGGTATGGAGTGGATCGGAGAGTGATTGCCTGCCCTGACCCTACCGGTAGTGCAAGAAAGACTAGTGGGGTTGGTGTTACAGATCATACGATCTTGAGAAGGAATGGTTTTACTGTTATGAGTCCTAAATCACCTTGGAGGATCAGAGATAAGATTACTGCTGTTAATACGGCTTTGTATGATGCCGATGGAACAAGAAGAACCTTGATACATCCAAGATGTAAAGAATTAATAAAAGCACTTAGAACTTTGACATATGCACCAAATACAGGATTACCTAATAAAAATCTAGGAGTTGATCACGCATTTGATGCTTTTGGCTATCTTTGTCTACAGCAATTCAACCTTGCCAAACCAGAGACACTAGGGCAGACTTCGTTTAGAATATACTAAGAGTTTCCTTTTTTCACTATGTACCATTCCTCCATGAAGAAGAAAAAGAAGAAAAAGAAAAAGACTAAGAAGAAGTGAGAAAATTTAGGCGAGTAAGACGAGACAAAAAGACAAACGTACCAAGTAAATACCTTTCTGGTGCGAAAAATAAGGCTGCAAAGGCAAAAGAGATTAAAGAAACAGCCGAAAAATACAAAAGAGGGGAATATATTGATATAAAAGCCATTAACAAGTCACGATCTGCCCAAGATGAAACCAAAAAGAAAACCACTAAGCGAAAAAACAAAAGAAACACTAAGAAAAAAGGCAGATAAAAGCCGTTTTACCTACGGACAGCTTGCCCAGGTGTATCGCAGAGGACAGGGAGCATATTTATCCTCTGGATCTCGCAACGTACCAATGGCTGCATGGGCAATGGGCAGAGTAAACAGTTTTATTAGTGGAAAAGGAGGGGCAAGAAAAGCAGATGCTGATATACTTAAAAAGAAATCCAAGAAAAAATGACAGAAATTACTGATGAAATGCTCGATGTTATCGAGAAAGTTAAAGGTAAACGTAATCCTGCTCTTTGGGATCCCAGATGTGAACAATATATGAGAAATAACAGTAAAGATACTGTAAAAAAGTCAACTACAAGTTAAACTATCTATAAATACTCTTTTTTCTTTTTGGATCATGGCATTTTTTCGTGGCGAGGAAGGTTCTGTTAACTTTAAGAACGCTTCTGGTACTACTGAGGCAGTAGTTTCAACTACAGCTTGGACTTTAGATACAACAAAAGATACTTTAGATGTCACTGCTCATGGTGCTACATCAAGATCATTTGTAGGTAGTTTAATTTCTGGATCAGGAACCGTTGATTTTCTATATACAGCAGCAAGTGGTAATGAAACTGCAAATTTATTAGCTGATGTCTTAACTACAGAAGATGCTGGTGACGCACAGTTTGAATTATTTTTAGATACCTCTGGTGCTAAAAAAGTAAGTTTTTCTGGAATTGTTACAGGAACAAGTTTATCTTCAACTGTTGGTGATCTTTCAACTGTTTCAGTTAGCTTTATCACATCTGGTGCAATTACCAACGCTGCATAATGCCAAAAGGTTCTTACTCAGCCAAGCAACGTAAATTAGCTAGGGTTGCTCCTCCTAGAGATAAAATTACGTCTGCTGATTTTAAAAAGCTACGTTCTAAGAAAAAAAAGAAAAAGAAGTGAAACTTACCACTCGCCAAAAAAATTTATTAGAAAAACATTCAGAACACCATAGCAAAAAGCATATGGACTATATGAAGCAAAGAATGAGGGCGGGTGATACTTTTAAGCAAGCTCATACAAAAGCAAAAGCAAAGGTGGGCAAATGAAAAAACGTAAAGGAGTCAGTTTATCTGTAGGTAGAGGCGAAAAATCTAAAAAGGGCGGTCTTACTGCAAAGGGTCGTGCAAAATATAATCGTGCTACTGGTAGTAATTTACAAGCACCTGTTACAGAAAAAAATCCTACTGGTAAAAGAGCAGCCAGAAGAAAAAGTTTTTGTGCTCGTATGAAAGGAATGCCTGGTCCATTAAAAGATAAAAAAGGGCGACCTACTAGAAAAGCGTTAGCATTAAAACGATGGAGGTGTTAGATGACTTATTCAATTCCTGGTGATTACAGAACAAAAGTACAAACCTCTACAAGTATTGGTGATATAGATAGTCCTTTTACTAGAACTAGAGCAGTTTTAGATATGATGAAAGGTTGGGAAATTATGAAGGCAGTTACTGAAGGAACAGAATATCTTAGAGAAAACAGTGAAGCATTTTTACCATTAGAACCAAGAGAGGATTACACAGCATATATGGCAAGGGTAAATCGTGCTGTATTTAGTCCTTTCACACAGAGATTAATAAGAGCAGCTACTGGTCTTGTATTAAGAAAACCAATAAGTCTTATAGGCGATCCTTATTGGACAGAGACTTTTAAGATGGATGTTGATGGTTGTGGTTCAGATTTAGATGAATATGCAAGAAGAATATTAATGTGTTCTCTTACTTATGGTCAAAGCCATATTCTTGTAGATTATCCTGCGCCTTCTGGTGCATTAAGTCTTGCAGAAGAAAGATCACAAAACCGTAGACCTTATTGGATTGAGGTAGATCCCACAAATCTTTTAGGTTGGAGACTAGATAGAGAATCAAACTATGGAAATCTTATACAAGCAAGAATTGCAGAAAAAGCTGTATTACCTGATGGAGATTTTGGTGAAAAAGTTTATGATCAGGTAAGAGTGATAGAACCCGGTAGTTATAGAGTTTTTCGTAAAAAAGATCAAGTTGATGCAATGTATGATGTTGATGATAATTCTTATATGGGTGAGTTCAGTACAGGAACAACTGGTGAAGATTATAAATTAGCTGAATCTGGTAGCTTTTCTCTTGGTGAAATACCCTTAGTTACAATTTATTCTGGCAAAACTGAAAACTTAGTAAGTAAGCCACCTTTACTTGATATTGCTTATTTAAATCTTGCACATTTTCAAAGACAAGCTGATTTAATACATAGTTTGCACGTTGCATCTCAACCAATGCTAGTAATGGAAGGATATGATGATCAGACTAAAGACCTTGCTATATCTGTTAATTATGCAATGGCAACACAGCCTGGTAATAAAATTTATTATGTTGAACCAGCTTCTAGTGCTTTTGATGCTCAATCTGCCGAAATAAAAGAATTACAGATGCAAATGGCTACTCTTGGTATAAGCACTTTGTCACAACAAAAATTCGTAGCTGAGTCTGCTGATGCTAGAAGATTAGATCGTGTTGATACAAATTCAATGCTTGCTATGGTTTCTATGGAGTTAGAACAAAAACTTCAAAAATGTTTTAACTTTTCTGCTGAGTATGTAGGTATTGAACCGCCAGAAGTAAAAATTAGTAGAGATTTTGATATTGAAAGATTAATTGGGCAGGATATAACAGCATTAACATCATTATTCGATCAACAGGTTATTGATAGAGAGGAGTTTAGAGATATTTTAGTACAAGGTGAAGTGCTTCCTAGTGCCAATCAGACAGAATCAAGTTAGTATACTATTATAGAAATAAATGAACTAAGCTTATGGCTAAATCGTTAGATAAAGTTCTTCAACCCGATGGTACTTACAAGTGGGAACTTGTTGAACCAACACATGATCAAATGATGGGTGATGATCCTATTACTGCTTGTCCTGCTCCAGTTGTAGAAACAAAAATTAAAGATGTAACTACAAAAAAACCAGCAGTTGAAAAAACTAATAATTTTGATAGTATGACAAAAAAACAATTGGAAGAGTTTGGTCGTACTATTGGTATTGAACTAGACAAAAGACATACTAAAAAAGTTCTAATAAAAGAACTTAAAGAAAAACTTAATTAATCATCTTAATAAAAAATGGCAATTGAAGAAAAAGTAATTGAACAGACATCAGAAACTCCTACACCAGAAGTTACTACGTCAACTCCACCTGTAAATGATTTAGCTAAACAGTTACAGGAAGCAAATGAACGTGCTGCAAAGGCAGAAGCATTAGCTCAACAAAAAAGTAAACTTGCTGAAGAAACAGAACAGAAGTTTAAAAATGCTAAGAGTAAAATAGGTCAATATTATGACGATAGAAATAAAGCATTAGAAGATCAAGGAATGTATAAACCTTTATGGGAAGAAGCAAATAAAACTAATCAGGAAATGCAAAATGAAGTAAATGCTTTAAAACAACAAATACAAGATTTAAAAAATTCCAATGAAGCTGCAAGCACTAAAACTGAAGCATTAGCAGCTATCAGTAATCTTGGAGCTATAAACGCAGAACAAACTTTATCGTTGTTGCAGGGAAAGTTACAAAAAAATGCAGAGGGTCAGGTTGTTGTTCTTAATGGTGGAGTTGAACAGAATTTAACAAATTATCTTACAAGTCTTAAAAACCCCGGCAGTGGTTGGGAGCATCATTTTAAACCAAGTTCTGCTGCTGGAATGGGAGCAAAACCAAGTCCTGTTGCAAATGCAGGAAGTGGACAGCCAAATCCTTGGAAAACAGGCAATATAACACAACAAATGCTAATATCAGAACAAGATCCTCAGATGGCAGCCGTGCTGAAACAAGAGGCTCAGAACACTTAAAAAAAGGTAATTTCTATAAATCCGTGATTTAGGAATTTACTATCAAGTCCGTGACTTGAAAAGTGTTACCAAGTCCGTGACTTGGAAATGTAAAACTAATTTGTAAATAAGCCAATGGCTGCTCCGTTTCAGAATTATACTGGCGGTGTTCTATTAGCGGACATCGTTAAAAGAAATAATTTTAGTGCTTACGTTTCTCAAGCTATTAAAGAGCGTAGCCTATTTATACAATCTGGTGCTGTAGTTCGTAATGCTTTGCTTGATGCAACAGCAGGAGGAACAAGAATACAGGTTCCAGAATTTAACCCAATCGCACCAACTGAAGAAATTTTAGATGGTACAGGTACTTGGGGAACAAGTGGTGCTGGTTATCTAACACCTCAAAAAATCGGTACAGATACG